TTTTTTTATTAGTAATTACCATAATATTTATTAAATATTAATGATTTATTTTTTTAATCTATAAATAATTATTTATACAATTTTAACTAGTTTTCTAATTACTAACCAATAGAACATTAAACCTAAAACGATATAAAATAATAATTCAAAAAAACCTTCATTTAACATAGAATATTGTTTGCTATCTCTTAGAGAAAGCATAAATTGTATTATTATTTGTAATGTAAGCATTCTAAGTGTATCATCAGCAAGTGGTACATATTCATCGCCAATATTTTCAGATACTTTTAAATCTACTAATGCGTCTCCTTCCTTGTTTCCTATTAATAAAAAGTTTAAATTATCCATATTTATTTAATTTTAGATAATATATTTTTATAAATAATTTTATTTTGATTTAAAATTATTTTAAAATTTGAATTTTAAAAATTTAATTAAAAAATAATTACAGATTTAATTAAATATAAAAATGGAATGTATTAATTTTAATAATAAATTAGTATTTATTAAGAAAAATTTAAATGAAAATAATAATCATTTTATAGAGCGTTGTTGGTTTATTATAGATAAATTAGATAAAAATCCAGATCTATCATACAATCACATAATTAATTTATCAAATATTTACATTAATCAAATTAAAAATGGATGTTCTTATAATATTTAGTTCTTTTTAGGAGCAGATTTCTTTTTAGAAGCTTTCTTTTTAGAAGCGGGTTTCTTTTTAGAAGCATAATTCTTTTTAGGAGCAGACTTATATTTACCACCAACATCCGAAAATAATTGTTTGCCATTGCCATTGCCATTTGTTTCTGGTCCTTGTTCTTGTGATCTTTGTAATTCTTGTTGTTGTTCTTCGCATTCATCGTAAGCTTTTTTTAATTCTGCACACTGAGGGGAACCGCCTACTTTAGCTTTGGTTCTTCTCTTTGGTTTGCCACCAACATTAGCACCAGTTTTGTGAGCCATAGTATTTACACCGGATGGAACATTAGCAACGGCATTGACAGCAATATTTGCAGCAACATTCGCAGAGGCATTAGCAGCGACATTCGCAGAGGCATTAGCAGCAACATTCGCATTAGAACCACCTACTTTAGAACGAGGTCTTCCTCTCGAGCGTTTAGGATTACCACCAACATTAGCACCAGTTTTGTGAGCCATGGTATTTAAACCAGATGGAACATTTGCCGCTGCATTAGCGTTAACAGCAGCATTCGCTTTAGCAACAGCATTAGTTGCGTTAGCAACAGCATTAACATTAGAGCCACCTGCGGTTACACGTTTAACTCTTCTAAGTTTTTTTTTATTTGTCTTGTTTAAAGATGCTTTTTTAGTCGAAACTTTACTATCAGAAAGTTTTTCTAAACTTTGTTTAGCTAAAAGTAAACCAAATGGAACAGCAATAGAAGTAAGATCAGCATTAAGAGCTGTACCTCCTTTTTTAGATTTTTTTGTAGCTTTTTTCGCAGGCATTTTTATATTAATAAATATAAAAATTTTAAAAAATATATTATTTAAATAAAATAATATCATCATCAATATTATCATCATGATAATTACTGTCATTATCATCATTTTCATATAAATCTTTTTCTAGAAAGTCTAAATTATTAATAATAATTTTAATAAAATCAGTAGAAGTACTATTATTCATAAAACCAAAATATTTATAATCATTTTTAATATTATTATATAAATTTATTAATGCATCAATATTATATGATAAATATTCAAATTCATATGTATCAAACTCAGTATTAGTATTACTTAAATCCATTTTAGTATAACTAAAAGTATTTAAATATTTACAATATATATAATTATATATAAGTAGTATAAATTATTTCTAAATAAGTTTAAATTTAAACTTATGGATAATAAACTAGTAAAGTTTGACGATTGGGTTGAAATTAATAAATATTATTTAGATAATATTTTAAATAAAGTATTAAATGAATTATATAATAATGAAAAAAAATTTAAATATAATATAAATACAGAAAATTTAACAAAAGAATTAACTAAATATTTATATTATACATCAAATACAAAATATAAAAAGGTACAATTTATGTAGATATTAAAGAATTTATTTTTTTAAAATAATATATTAATGTAATATAATTTACAATACATAATACTAATAACATTAAAAGTAATAAAAAAATAATAAATAAATAATGATATGTATTTTGATAAATTTTATTTAATAAAGGTTTAATAAGATTATTATTAATATTATTTTCATTTTTATTAAATTCTTCAATAATTTTATTAATAAAAATACTAGTAATAGTTTTTTTTTCTTTATTAGTATCCATTATTAACTATTAATTATTTTTTATTAATTTAATTATACTTAAAAAATGCGTATAAAAAAAGTGAATTTTATAATAAATTTAAATAAATAATGGGAGCAATAGTAGACTATAATAATGTAGATTTTACAAAGTTAAATAAAATAATAAATAAAAAGATAATTATAAAAAATATAAAATTATTAGAAACTCCAATACACATTAGTAATAATAATTTAGATTTTACACTATTAAAGATAGTATGTAATAAAAATATAAAAAAATTATTAAAAATAATAGAAAAATTATATCAAGATGAAGACAAAGATATTAGTATAGTATTTAATTATGATATAAATAGTAATAAAGATTACTATGAATTATTATTAAATAAAAAAATAAAAGAAATAATAGAAAATTTTGATATTAATCAATATTATAATATAGAAGTATCATTAGTAAATGAAGAAATAATATTATGGAAAATACATAGTATAGAAATATCAGATAATTATAAAATAAAAGAAGTAGAGAATGATTTAAATATAGCAGAAGATTATGAACCAGATTATGAAGAAATACAAAATAGTTATATAAATGAAATAAATTCACAAATAAAATTATATAATGAAAAACAATTAAGTATAGAAACAAAGATATTAAAATTAGAAAATTTATTAAATGAAATAAAAAATAATTATAATATAAGAAATTTAGAGAATTATAGAGAAAATTTAGAGAATTTATAATAAATTAAATTTAATTAAATTGTTTTTTTTCTAAAATTATTATATAATAATATAATAAAATAATGAAAACTGATACTTTAGTAAAATGTGTGCTAATGTTAGCGGCAGTAGTTGTTTTAGGTATGATGGTTAAAAGATATAATGAAAGAAATCAAGAAGTAGTAGTTCAAGAAAATGCTGAAGGTTTCCAAGATAATGTAAATGGTGCTGAAGCTAAAAACAATGCTGTTCCTCAAAATGTTGATTTTCCAACTCAGCAACAACCAACACAATGCTTTCCTCGTGATAGATTAACCGCTGAAGATTTACTCCCCAAAGATGCGGCGAACTCTAAATTTGCTCAAGTAAACCCTGCTGGACAAGGCGATGTTGATGGAGCTAACTTTTTAACTGCTGGTAACAAAGTTGGTGTAAACTCTGTAGGTACATCTCTTAGAAATGCTAATAGACAACTTAGATCTGAACCTCCTAATCCTCAAGTACAAGTATCTCCTTGGATGCAAACTACTATTCAACCCGATCTTAATCGTCGTCCTCTTGAATAAATTTAAAATTTAGTATTTTTATACAAACTTTTTTTTTAATTAAATTAATAATTATAAAAATTAATTTAAAAGAAAACTTTAAATTATTACTATAATTCATCAAATATGAATAATAATATTTTATTAGAGCCTTTAAAAATGTTTTATAGTAATAGAAAAAATTTAGAACTCTTAACAATTATACTAAATAATAAAACAAGTATATTATTTGATAATAGTAATTATAAAAAAATATCTTTAAGATTAATTGATTGGTTTGTTACTAATTATTGTAAAAAATACAAAATTTCAATACAAATTAAAAAAGGAAAAAAAACATACTATATAAGCATTTATGATAGTTATAAATCAAATCTAAAAGCTTTTTCAAAGAAAGCTTTTGATCCTTTTAGAAGAAAAGAAAAAATTTTTTTAAATTATGAAATATATAAAGATTTAAAAAAAAATAAACAATTAAAAATAAATTTTACAAAAAATAAAACTAAAAATAGTAATTATATAGATACTACAATTGGACAATTAAATTTTTTTAAGTGGATAATAGATAATAATATTTACACATATATTAAAGAAAATAAAAATAATATAGAAAGTGATATGATTAAATCTCAAAAAGAAAACAATATAAAAAAATTAGACAAAAATAATTTAATAACAAAAGTAATAAAATATAATGATGGTACACAAAAAATAGTTACTAGAAAAAAAAGGAATGAATTATCTAAATGTAAATCAAATAATTTACATTTAGCAAAAGGTACTAGAGTTGTTTATTTTGATAATTAATTATACATTCATCTATTTTATTATGTAAGTTCTTTATATCATGATTATTGTTAATAGAATAATCATAAGGTATATTAATATATTCTCTTTCAGAAATATGTTCATCATTTTTTATTATATTACTATTATCAACTCTAATAATAATAATAGGAATATTTAAATTTTTTAAATAATTAAATTCATGAATAAATCTTAAATCTGATAACACAATATTAGTACTATTAATATTTTTAATTAATTCATCAGAAAATAATGTTTTTATCCAGAAATCTCTATTAATATTTGGTAATAATTCTTGAATTTTAAATTGAAACATATCAGTTCCTACAAATTGCATCATTTGTCTAATAGATATACCCCATTTTTCATTAATAAGTTCTTTTTTATTATCATAATCATAATCATTAATATTAAATAATATTTTAACAATATCTTTTACTTTAGAAGATATCTTATAATGTTTATAATTATATTTATTTGATAAATAATTAGCAATAGTATCTTTGCCAGAACCTTTATATCCACATATAGCTATTATTTTTGGTTGATTAGTATTCATATTTATAATTACTAAGTAATTGTTTAATACATTTATAATAATTATATTTAAAAAAAAATTGATTCTAAATCTACTATAATATAAATTAATTAAATATACAATATAAATGGACTTCTACTTCTTAAATACAAAAAATGGTACTATTATAATTACGGATAGTGTAATTTTTGAATATCCAAATAATAAAAATAAAGATTGTGAAGATGATAAGGATGATAAAAATAAAAAAAACACATCAATTGTGAATAAATATTCAAACGCACAAGAAATATTAAATACTGTAAATAGTATTAGAAAATTAAAAAAAACAGCAAAAGGTAAATATCAAAATAAAGTTAAAATAAATCAACCTTGTAAACCTTGTTTACCAGATACAGAACCAACATGGGATGATTTAAATAAAAGAAATAAAGAACTAGATGAAAACTTAAATAATACAGAATATAAAAAGATGTATGATTTTTAAAATTAATAAAAAACTAAAAAAAATAAAAAAATAAATAAAAATTTTTTATTGACTCACAGCATATGTAATACCATACGCAATGCCTGGAATAGCAAAAAACACAACTCCAGTATAAATAAATGGAAAGAATTTATTAATATTACAATATTCACCTAATTTTCTAGCACCATTCAGAGGTACCTTTCTCATTTTTGGGTGAGGAAACCATATTAAAATACCAAATATATTAAATAATAAATGAGCTAATGCAACTTGTAATGCTTCTGCTGGATTAGATACAGCAACACTTGCTGCTAATAAACCAGTTACAGTAGTGCCAATATTTGCACCAAGTGTTAGTGGAAACATTTGTTCTAATGTAATAACATTTATAGCACATAAGGGAACTAATGTAGATGTTGTAATACTACTAGATTGTACTAGAATAGTTACTAAAGCACCTATAATAATTGAAAAATATTCATTAAATGCAATCGCTTTGACTAACCATTTTCTAGCTCTACCTCTTAATAAATAATTTAATAATTTAATAAGTAAATATATACATACACATAATGAAAAAATAGAGAATGATACTGATAAAATACCAGCACCATAATCACTCATTTCCCAATCATATAATAAACCACCTTTTAGTAAAGGTTTATCACAAGGTTTTGATATCCAATCACTACTGCATACATCATATAATCCAGATGTTAAATTTGTTTTTGTAGAATTCCAAATAAAATTATTAGAACAATCTAAATTATTTGGACATTCATATAAATATTGTATAGAAATATCATTATTTAATCTATCTACATTCATATATTGTGGAAATCTTTTACATTTTAATAAATCTTCAGATTCCCAACTTTTTTTATAAAATGGTAATTCATCGCAATCATTATAATTTAAATTATTACATAATTGTTCCGTAATTAATTTTTGTTCATCAGTAGTACAATCATAATCACAATAACCTTCACAATAATTCTGATAAATATATTTACTAATTTTTTTATCTAATTGTAAAATTTTAGATACAGTAGGTTTTACAATTTTTTTTATTGGTCCTTCCCATTTTTTACAATCTCCTTCACATGGTACTTCATTTTTAGCAAATTCCCATGTAATTAAACCTAGAAAGTTTGTAGCCCATTGTATAGGAAGTAATACAATAACTGTTAGAAAATTAAAAAGATCATGAACCGTCGCACCCGCAAAAGCTCTTCTATAATTTTCTTTATTAGTATAACTACTTAAACTTACAATTGTATTAGTTACAGAAGTTCCAATGTTTGCTCCCATAATCATTGGGATCGCATTATTAACACTTAACTCATCTGCTCCTACTAAACCAATTATAATAGATGTACTTGTAGATGAACTTTGAACTAAAACAGTTACTAATATTCCAATCATTAAAGCACTAATAGGATTATCAACTATATCAAACATTCTAGATGAGTCTTTCATTCCTAATAATTTAAAACCATTTCCCATTAATGATAACATAATTAAGAAACACCAAATTAAAAACCAAGCACCACAAAATAAAAATAAATTCTTTACATTTTGAATTGTAATAAGATTTAATATTTTTGTTTTGAATGATAATGTAGTTATTATTTCATTATTAGTAGTTTTTTTAGTAGTATTATTTTCTATATTTGTTAGTTCAATATTATTTTTATCTTCCATTTAATCCTTAATATATACTAAAATAATTAATATATTTTTAAGTAATGTGTATATATTTAAAAATTTATAAATACGCTGTATTATTTAATTCTCTTATAGGATTTTTAATTAAGTATTTATAAGATATATGTGCATTAATACTTGCAAATATTTGAATAAATACGTAACTTATATATTGAATTTTATTTATATCACCTCTTATAAAAAACATCGTTGATACTGCTGGATTAAAATGCGCTTTACTAGTACCATTATCAAAATAAATCATATTTGTAACAGCTAATCCTATGGGAATCGCATTAGGATTTGATAAAATAATAGAACATAATACAAATGTACCTAAAAATTCTGTAAATAATTCTGCATATAACATAATTATTTAATAAAAATAAGTTGTTTTTATATATTTAAATCAGAAATCTTCTTCATAATCAATTCCAATATCATTTAATTGTTCTTTTAATTTACCAGTTATTAAATTTTGATGAACTTCTTTATAACCACCAACATAGCTACCATTAAAGTAACAGAAAGGAAAGAATTTACCACCAGTTTCTTCTTTCATTGTACTTTTAAATGGTAATGTATCATTATTTTCATTATCTTCAATATATAAATATGTAGTATATTGAACTTCTATAGTATCAAATAAATCTTTTAATTGTTCACATAAAGGACATTTATCTTTTGTTATAATAAATACACCATTATTATTACTATTAATAATATCTTTGTAATCCATTTTCTTATTTATTTATCTAATAAAAAATGTTTAAATAAATTCAAATTTTATAATTTTAAAATTTTCATATTTTTATTATATTTATTATCTTTATTATCTTCAAATATTAATTTAGGAGCATAACATTTATTTATCATTAAATTTTGTAGATTTTTTGGAGATATAGGAGCAGGTGATAATGATATTTTGTTGCTTTTATTATTATCCATGAATTCTAAATTATATAATTATTTGCTTTATATAATTCAATAAAAATAAACTTATCTATTAAACTTATTTATATGAATTTTTAATTACCTCCACGAAGTCGTAGTACTAAGTGAAGTGTACTTTCTTTTTGAATATTATAGTCTGATAATGTTCTTCCATCTTCTAATTGCTTACCAGCAAAGATTAATCTTTGTTGATCAGGTGGAATACCTTCTTTGTCTTGAATTTTTGACTTAATGTTATCAATTGAATCAGATGGTTCTACTTCAAGAGTAATAGTTTTTCCGGTAAGTGTCTTTACAAAAATTTGCATCTTTCTTATTTATATAATACTTTTTTTTTTTAAATATTTTATATTCAATTTTTTATTTTTTTATACATTATTATAAAATTATATTATAATAAATGAGTTCGTATTCTGGTAGATTTATTAGTAATATTAATATAAAAAATGATAATGATATAAAAAATGATAAATTAACACTTAAACAATTGAAAACACATAATAAAAATTATGATTGTTTAGTTGCGGTTAATGGTAAAATTTATAATATTACTAAATACAAAAAATATTTAGAGAGTATTGATAAAAAAAAAAATTTAGGTATTAAATGTGGGTATAGTTATAATAATGTAAATGAAGCTAATTTATTTAAAACAGATACATTCGATTATAAAGATTATCATGTAGGATATGTAAAATATTATTATTTAATGATTATTTTAAAAATTTTATTTCAATTAGTACTAGCAATAATATTATATTACATATATTTATATACTAATAATGTATATGTTTTAATCCCTCTTGTACTATATATATTTTATTTAGTATATAAAGTTTATTATAATTATTCTCAAAAACAAAAAGTTATTAATGGTAGACTTAAAGAGATTAATCCAAATTTAGTAAACTCTAATAGATCAAGTAGATTTAGTGATAAGATAACAGAAGAATTAAATAAAGATATAAATAATATGCTATATGGTGTTGATAGCATAGAAGATATATAAAAAATATAAATAAAAAAAACATAAATATTTTTTATGCTTTTTTTAATTTTTTTGTAATTTCTATTTTCTTTTTTTTTGATATTTTTTGATTTTTCATTACATAAATTTTTGAATCGTCAAAAGGATATCAATTTGACTGTTCAAAATATGTTTTTTGTCACTTTGAATTCCAACGATGAATGTGTTGAAATCCCACTTTTTTGTGTTAGAAATCTCTTTTGCCCATGTACGTTTTCGTGATTTGTTCCCAGAGATGTCTTCGATCTTAACATAGTTGGTTTTAGCTTTTTCTTTCAATTCAACCAACTTGAAGTTGTCTTCAAAATATAATACATCTTCGTCAGTGTTCTCTCTTGCTTGCTTTTTCAGCACATCAAGTTCTTTTGTTGATAACAACTCTCTAATATTCTTTGGGATTTTATCATATGGAGTTTCTAAAAATTTTTGCATTTGATATCTACCATACCTACTCATTCCGTAAATGGAGTGGTCCAAGTAATTTGAAGGGGCCATAATATCACAAACTTATCAATTTATTGATTTGTTGTATATATGTTATCAACCATATAAATATTCAAATTTTTTTTTGAAAAAAAAATTGAATGTATATGTATCAGTTGTTTTACAATTAACAAACTAACTAATAGTTATATCATGTCTTCCTTGAAGGTTTCCAACGCAATTAACAAGTTGATTTTTGCTGAAAAAATTCAGCAGATTGAGAATCTCAAAACATTCCTACAAGAGAATGTAGATGAAGATGATTTCTCATTTTCGATTGATGGCGAAGAAAAGAATATCACCGACTTCTTTGATATTCTTGACACCTTCTCATCTACAATTGATAAAAAAATGATAAAAATGAAAACTGCAAAGAAAGCAGCACCAAAAAAAATGAAAAAGAAGACATTCTATAATCACTGGTTAGCAGAACGTCTTTCATCTTTCGCAAAAGAACAATCATTTATTGATGAGTCTGAACGAGTTGATAATAAAGACAGAATGAAAGTCATTGGACCCGAATGGAAAGCCTTCAAGGAATCAGATGAGTTTGAAGAACAAAAATCTCAATGGGAACAAGAAAATATGAAGGTTGAGAGCAAAAAACCTGCCTCACCTAAGAAAAAAAGTAAGAAGAAAACTACAATAAAATCAAAAAAAGTAGCTAAACCATCGCCTTCAAGTGATAGTGATAGTGATAGTGATAGTGATAGTGAAAACGAATAAAAAATCCAAAAAAATATTCATTTATAAAAAAATAAAAAAATAAAAAAAATATCCATTTTTTATTTAAGTGAGAACCTCTTTAAAACAACAGTGAATCTTTCTATGATTAAGATGTATGATTTCGATGGTATTGTGAGTGATTTGATTACTGACATTTTGATAGACTCACAAGGATACATCAAAGACAAGGATAATTTCGCAAAAAACAAAATTAAAAGTTATATAGATGAAATGAATGAAAGTGACGCACCTTTCATTTATGAAATAATCCGCGACAATGTGGAATATAATTTGAAAATATTTCATCCTATGGTTGTGTCTGTAATTGAAAATTACTGCTAAGCAAAAAAAATAAAAAAAATATAAAAAAAATATAAAAAAAATATTAAAAATAACAAAAAAATATCCATTTTTTTATTTAAGTAAACAAGTCATTTAATAAGTAAATTTAAAATGTGCAATAACAACAAGCCCAAAAAAGAAAATACAAAGAAGAATATTACAACATTCTTGGATGTGATTCCTCTTGATATATCTACATATATTTGGAAGAATTATTTCACATATTATGTTCTTGATGAAATTAAAACAAGAAATCCAGAATATTTGTGGATAAATCCAAGCAAAAATTTATGTAATCTATGTAATGATATTGGATGTTTGCAATCGGGAGAAAATATTGACAATTTAGTGTTCACATTATTTAATGTAAATCTTTGTGATTTATCTCAAAATATTGGTGCAGAACATAATTGTGAAGAAGAAAATTGTGAAACATTTGAAAATTTCACACTTAATAAAAACAAAAAGATAAATTGTGGGAATTGTAAAGATTATGGATTTCCTTGTTTAAATTGTGGAACATATTTTAGTAAAAACATTGGATTTATTGGTATGTGGAATTGTAATGATCTAAGATCAACGGACTTTAAACGTATACACATGCTTTTGAAAGAGGACTATATGGAAAATGGAAAGTTTGATCAAAAAAGTTTTGAATATGACGCATTGCGAAATATTGACGATGCGTATTATCCTGAAAACTAACAAAAAAAATAAAAAACAAAAAAAAAATAAAAAACAAAAAAAATTATTTTTATTTATTTTACACTAATTATAATATTATTATAAGTTAGTTCTTTTTTTTCTTTGATTTAGTTTTAGTACTTGTTATATCATCTAAATCTTTAAGGCGTGATGTTAAATATTTATTATATTCTACTTCAAACACTTCTAAATCATCTAGCCACATATTTTCAATAGTTTTTAATTCAATCTCAGCAAGCATATCCTTTTTATTATTAAGTTCTTTTAATAATTCTTCTTTCTTTTCATATGTTAAATTCCAAATAGGCATTTTAATTAAGTAATCATAACTTGTTTTACCATCACTTTCATTTTTCTTTTTGGGATAATTATTTTTCTCTAAATATTCTTCAATATCACTTTTCTTTCTATTATTAATTTTTAATCTATTTTCAATAATATCAAGAATGAATTTAATTTTAGCATCTAAATATAATAATTCATTTTTAAGTTTATTAATAATATAATCCTTTCGTGTTTGATACCATTTTAATCTAAATGTATAAAATTGTCTAATAATATCTGTAATATTTTTCATTTTAGTAATAGTTCCCTTTTCATTAAACATATGAAGATTTGTGGTAGAAAGCATTTTAGACGTAATTAATTTAAATTCTTTTTCAAATTTAGTATATGTAGTATCTTTTTCATATTCTAATAAATCATTTACAACACCAGATTCAAAATGAAGTATAAATCTAACAGTATTTTCAGTATAATGACTTTCATAATCTTTAAGTTTCTTTGGATGTTTTTCAATATATTTTTCTAAAAATTCTTTATAATCTTGTGTCCACATTCCAACAGGTAATTCAGTAATTTCTATTTGATTTGATGATATTCTTTTAAAAATACCTTTACTAATGTATTTAGTTCCATCTTTTTCAATTGTACCTTTATGACCAATATAATAAGGTTTTAATTCTTTGATATTTTTAAGAGCTTTAGTAATATCTTCTGTTTTAAGAAGAGTTTTGTAAATCTTAATAATTTCTTGAGGATTATAACATGGAATATTACAACTGAATCCAGTACCAATGCCAATAATACCATTAATTAGTACCATTGGAATAATTGGTAGATAAAATTCTGGTTCAATCATATCACCATCATCATTTAAATAGTTAAGAATTGGTAAATCATCTTTATTAAAAATTGATAATGTTAATTTATTTAATTCAGTATGAATATAACGAGGCGACGCAGCATCTTTACCACCTTGAAGACGAGTTCCAAATTGACCATTAGGCATTAGTAAATTAATATTGTTAGAACCAATATAAGTTTGTGCCATACCAATAATTGCATCTTGTAATGATTTTTCACCATGATGATAATTCGCGGTTTCACTAACATAACCAGCTAATTGCGCGACTCTAATTTCTTTTACTAAATTTCTTTTAAGAGCACTAAATAGAATTTTTCTTGTAGAAATCTTAAGCCCATCACAAAATGATGGTAAAGATCTTCCAGTATCATAATTTGAGAAGTGAATTAAATCTTTATTAATAAAATCAGAATATTCAACTTCTTTCTTTTTATAATCTAAAATATCTTGTTTATCGTAATTATATAACCATTTTTTCCTATCATCTGCTCTTTTCTTATTAAATGCTAAATCTAATTTCTCTTTTGAAATATCTTCATCCCAAACATATTCTACATTTTTTAAATCTTTAAAGTATTCCTTTGCTTCTTTTTCAGTAGAAGTACCAAGTCCCTTATAGTACTTAATATCCCATTTTTTACTATCATTTGATTTCTTCCAATTTTCATAATCTGTTAAATTATAAAACTCATGAGTTATTTTCTTATTTTTAGCTTTAATAATTGGTGTTAACATTGAATTCATAAAACCATCAATTTGAATTAATGAAGGCCACATACTATTAAAGAGGTTAAATAGTAATCCTTTAATGTGACTACCATCAACGTCTTGGTCAGTCATTACCATAATTTTACCATATCGAAGAGGTTTAACATCATTATATTTTTTTGAAGTTTCTAAACCAATAATTTTCTTTAAATTAGTTATTTCTTCATTTGCCGCAATTTTTGCATCATTTGTATCAAGAACATTTAGAATTTTACCCTTAAGTGGAAATACTCCATATTTTTCTCTACCAACTACGCTAAGACCGGCAATAGCCATTGACTTAGCAGAATCTCCTTCTGTAAGAATAAGAGTACATTCTGCGGATTTATTTGTACCAGCCCAAATTGCATCATCAAGTTTTGGAATACCTCTTAATTGATTTCTTTTTTTTCCATCTGTCTTCTTTAGATTTTTGTTTAAATATAAATTACTTAATTCAATTATATTATTAGTTAATTTAGTTGAATATAATTTATTATAAAATTGTTTTGAAATTAAGCATTTACTTCCAAATTTAGAAACAGGTGTTGTTAATTGATCTTTTGTTTGACTATCAAACGATGGATTAACAATAGTACTTTTGATAAAAACAAATAGATTATCTCTAATATGCTGTGGTTTTACTGTAATATCTTTATTTTTTTTTACAATAATTTCAGTCATATTTTTAATAATTTGATTAACTACATTATCAACATGTTTACCACCTTTAGTAGTCCAAATACCATTAACAAATGATACTTGTTCTAAATTAGTAGTTTTATCGTTATATGTAACAATAATTTCCCATCTATCATTTACCTTTTCATAAATAATATCTTTATTTGTATGATTATCTAAATAAAGTTGTGCGTATTTTTGAAAGTTATTAATATTTAATTTTTTGTTGTTAAAATAAATCTTAATACTATCATCTGTAAGTGCACAAATATCATATACTCTCTTTTGCATTAAACTATACATATTTGAACTTATTTTAGAAATATTAAATTTTGATAAATCCGGGTAAAATGTAATTTTGGTAAAAGGGTATTTGGTATACTCTTTAATCTTTGGTTTGTTTTTTTTGCTCATATTATTTTCAAATGTTTGTGAATATTTTAAACCTTTAGAAGCGTCAACAGTTTCAATTATAAACTTCTTTGAAAATATATTACAAGCTTTAGCACCAATTCCATTCATTCCACCAATAATTTTATCATCTTTTTCATCATAATTAGTAGACGTTAGCATATTACCAAAAATAAGTTCAGGAATGTATATATTATGTTCTGGATGCATTTCAATATCAATACCATCACCATCATTATAGACTTCAATTTTATTCTCTTCTTGTACAATATTAACTTTT